GGCGTATAAGGAGGCTCAGTTATGGCTATTTCTCGCGCACAACTGGCGAAAGAGCTGGAGCCTGGCCTAAATGCTCTGTTTGGAATGGAGTATGACAGGTATGAAAACCAGCACGCCGAAATCTTTACCACCGAGTCTTCAGATCGTGCATTTGAAGAAGAGGTAATGCTCTCAGGCTTCGGAGCCGCACCAACTAAAGCAGAAGGTGCTGCTGTGAGTTTTGACGATGCCAACGAGTCATTTACCGCTCGGTACAACCATGAAACCATTGCATTGGCATTCAGCATCACTGAAGAGGCCGTTGAAGACAATCTGTATGATCGTCTATCAAGCCGCTACACTCGTGCTCTTGCTCGTTCAATGGCTCATACAAAGCAAGTCAAAGCTGCAAGCATTCTAAACAATGCATTTACGGCTGGTGCTTCTGCTGGTGGTGATGGTGTTGCACTTTGCGATGCTTCTCATCCATTAACAAACGGAGGCACTTTTGCTAACGAACCAGCTACCGCTGCTGATTTGAATGAAACTTCTTTGGAAGACTCATTGATTAGCATAGCTGGATTTGTTGATGAGCGTGGTCTAAGGGTTGCTTTACGGGGAATGAAATTGATAGTACCGCGTCAGTTACAATTTGTTGCTGAACGTCTGTTGGTTTCAAATCTGCGTGTTGGAACTGCTGACAACGATGTTAACGCTTTACGGTCAATGGGTATGTTGCCTGATGGTTATACCATTAACGACTTCCTAACAGACCCAGATGCGTTCTTCCTCTTGACAGATGCTCCTCGTGGTTTCCTCCACTTTGAGCGTGTTCCATTGTCAACACAGATGGAAGCAGACTTCGACACCGGTAACATGCGCTTCAAGGCTCGTGAGCGTTACAGCTTCGGCTTCTCCGATCCTCGTTGTGTATTTGGTTCACCAGGTGCATAAATCCTAGTCCTCCATACTAGGTATTGCGAAAAGGGCGGCTTGCAGGTCGCCCTTTTTTCTATTAGTTTATATATACTCATAAAGATCCTCCCTAAACTCGGAGCCGTTTTGTTGCGGCTCCGCTTTTTTTGATGTATGGTAAGATATCCTGACAGTTGCATGGGGTGACTGACACTAGCCAAGACAGGAGACTTACATGGCTAACACAACATTTAACGGACCAGTCCGTTCCGAAAATGGTTTCAAGAACATCATTAAGAATAGCACAACAGGTGCTTTAACCAATGAGATGACGTTGTCAACATACACGGCAACCATTGACATTGCCGCTTCAGGCACAGGTCACAAAGAGGCTTCTGTTGGTATTCCTTCAAACTTCATCCCTATGGGTGTGGCGGTCACTGTTGTGACAGCCGCTGCTAACAACGTAAATCTTGTTGACATCGGTACAGATACAGATCCAGATGGATTTGTTGACGGATTACCTACAACAGCCATCAACGCCGCTGGTTTTAAAGGTTTCTTTGGCTGTAACGGTGTGCTTGGCATGTCTGGCTTTGCCGCTGGTCAAGTAGCAGAAGCAACCGCCGATGAGGTTGAGGTGACTATTTCAGGCACAGCAGGTGCTGGTGGTCAAATATCTTTGAAGTTCTTTGGCATTTCATCGGATTCACCAACCGCTTAATAGGAGGTCGATATGGCTGCTTCTATTACAGCTAAGACTGCTACGAGCACTGGAACCTTACAGGGCGGCAGAACCCGTCTTAAAGCGTTCTATGTAAAGACTGCTAGTAGTGGTTCTCCTGCCGTGGTTTTCAAAAACGGCAGTGGTGGTGCAACCTTATTGTCCATGGTGTTTCATACATCTGATGATAATCAGATCACCATTCCAGATCACGGTATGATCTTCGATAGTGAGTGTCATGTGACTCTGACTAACGTGGACTCTATCACTGGTTTCTTTGGCTAATGGCTAGAAAGAAAGACAAACAGCCGCCTAAAACCAAAAAGTATTTCCGCTCCACTAAATCTGGAGCGGGAATGACTAAGGCTGGTGTTGCTCGATATAGAAAAGAGAACCCAGGCAGTAAGTTAAAAACTGCTGTGACTGGTAAGGTTAAAAAGGGTAGTAAGGCAGCAAAGAGACGTAAGTCATTTTGCGCTAGGTCTGCGGGACAAATGAAGAAGTTTCCGAAGGCCGCAAAAAATCCGAATAGCCGTTTAAGACAGGCTCGTAGAAGATGGAAATGCTAATGACCCCAGAAGAAGTTCTTCGTCAGCTTGAGAAACATGAAGAGTCATGTGATAAACGATATGCTGAGATACAACGTCAATTAGACAGATTAGATGTACGTTTATGGGGGATTGCGGCTCTCATAGTGGCAACAGCATTGGCTAATAGGTTTATATAGTGGCTATTAGCAGAGCACAAATGAGTAAACAGATTACGAAGCCAGGAGGAAAAAAGATGCCTAAAGACGCTTGTTATAAAAAGGTAAAGGCACGTTACAAGGTTTTTCCTAGTGCTTACGCTTCAGGAGCCATTGCGAAATGTCGAAAGGTAGGGGCGGCAAATTATGGAACTGGAGGAAAAGGTAAAAAGTCTAAAAAGAAGAGTCGCTCTTCTAAACGCAAAGGTAGGACGTTCTAATGACAGTCCCCGTTACGAAACCCAAGCGGAAGTTTCGTGGGAAGAAGAAGACAGGGACAGCCGTAGCCAGAGGTTGCGGCAGAGTATTGCCGAGGCGAAGGAAAAGAACTAAAGGCGCAGTGGAGCAATCCTGATGGCAGTTAGAAAAACAAAGGCTGGTCTAGCTCTTAAACGGTGGTTTAAAGAAGATTGGAAAGATGTACGCACTGGCAAGAAATGTGGCAGAAAGAAGGGTGAAAAACGCGGAACTCCTTACTGCCGTCCTTCCAAACGTGTTTCTTCAAAAACTCCTAAAACAACCAAGGAAATGTCCTCTAAAGAAAAAGCCTCTCGTATTGCTCAAAAGAAACGTTTAGGGCAACCGGCGGGTAAGCCAAGGCGTGTAAAATCTGTTCGTAGAAGAACAAAAAAATGAATAAGAAGGAGATAATAAAAGAAATTAGACGTTGGTCTGCTTCTGTTCTTGAACAAGCAAGTGATAATTATAATGGTTTACCTGCGTGCCCTTATGCCAAGAAGGCATGGAGAGAAGATAAAGTTGGTTTTATATTTAAAAAAACAAGCAGTTGGAGAGTGTTATATAAAGCTATAGAAGAATGGGATGACTCAAAAGAGGTTATTATCTTAGTGGACTATGGTTTTTCTGAATTTGATGAATATTATGAATTTTTAGACAATATGAATGAAAGCATATCTGAAGGTAAGTTTAGCACTAAAGATATGTTTTTAATGGGATTTCATCCAGAGTCTGATGATAATGATCTATTAGATGATGAAATAGAGATGACTGAAGAGGAGCCTTACGCTATAGTTTTCTTACAAAGGTTGACAAGACTGCAAGAGGCTTCAGATCAGCTTAGAGAGAAGGGTTACTATGACACTTGTGAGGAGTATTATGGTGGTTCTTCATCCTATCATCAACGCCAAGAATATTATAGGAGACTGAAATGGCAGCAAGAAAAATGAAAAAACGTGTCGGTATGAAAGGTGGCGGCAGCGTAAAGAAGATGAAGGGCGGCGGCAGCATAAAGAAGATGAAGGGCGGCGGCAGTCTCAAAAAAATGCGTAGAATGAAGGGCGGCGGCAGCGTAAAGAAGATGAAGGGCGGCGGCAGTCTCAAGAAGATGAGGGGCGGCGGCAGTCTTAAAAAAATGCGTAAAGGCGGCAGAGTAAGGTCAAGATAAATGGCAACTTCTGGATCTAGAGATTTTACTCTTGATGTCTCTGATATTATAGAAGAGGCGTATGAGCGGTGTGGGCTTGAAGTGCGTACTGGTTATGATGCTCGTACCGCTCGTAGATCTATGAACCTTATGTTTGCTGATTGGGCGAATAGAGGCGTGAATTTATGGACAGTTCGTCAATCCACAGTTACTCTTACTCAAGGTCAAGCTACTGAAACACTTGGACAAGATGTTGTCGATCTACTTGAGGTTGTGATAAGACGCACTGGGACTGACTTTAATATCACAAAGGTGAGCCGAGGAGATTACTTATCTGTTCCGAGCAAAACAACACAGGGTAGACCTTCTCAGTATTATTTTAACAGGCAGATAGATCCACAAATAACTTTATGGCCTACTCCTGAAAATAGCACTGATCAGCTTGTATATTACTATGTTAGACGCATCGAGGATGCAGATGCATCTGTAAATGATGTTGAACTTCCTTTTCGTTTCTTACCTTGTGCAGCGGCAGGAATGGCTTATTACATAGCCCTGAAGAAATCTCCTGAAAGAGTTCAACTGTTAAAAACAGTCTATGAAGAAGAATTTCAGAGAGCCGCAGATGAGGACGAAGACAGAGTGTCTTTGAAACTACAGCCTGACATTCAATTCTTGAGGGTTTAATGGCTAGGTATGCGTCAGGAAAAGATGCTTACGGCATTTCAGACCGTTCTGGCTTTCGATATCGTTTGCGCGACATGAAAACCGAATGGAATGGAATGAAGGTCGGGTTTGATGAGTACGAAGAGAAACATCCACAATTAGAACCCAGGCGTAGAGTTGTTGATCCGCAGGCTTTAAGAGATCCAAGGCCGGAAAATAACAAAATACCAACTACCGTTTCTCTTCCTGTGTTTAGTACAGAAACACTAAGATATGTAACTCCTGTTTTCATGACAGGGAAAATAGGGAATGTCACTTTTAGTGGTGCTGTTGTCACTCCGACACAGCCAACAGGTGTATCTGTTTTGATGGGTTTAGGATCTGTGACCGTGAGCACATCAGTGTCAGCATCGACCTTTGACTCCACAAGTGTTACACTGGACTCATCTAATAAAACTTTTGACGAGGGTTAAATGGCAAAGCAAGCAGTAGGTATCGGATCAAGCGCGAATGACGGCACTGGTGATACTCTTCGTGCTGGTGCCGATAAGATAAATGACAACTTTAACGAAATTTATGCGGCATTGGGGAATAGTTCTAATGTATTGACAGACATCATAGATGCGAACGGTCTTTTTGATGTTAGTTCTGGTGCAAATAAAATTGTATTTTATTATGGCGCATTAAGTGATTTACCTAGTGCTTCAACATATCATGGAGCCGTAGCACATGTTCACGCCACAGGGGGACTGTACTTCGCGCATGGTGGTGTATGGATCAGGTTAAATGATGAAACCACGGGTCCCGTAACAAAGTACACAACCACTGCAGCAACAGGTTCTGCTTATCAGTTCTCTGGTCCAGGGGCTACGTCTGGTGATAATCCTAACTTTACCTTCTATAAGGGACATACTTACATAATAGATAATTCTAGTCATGTTGGTTCTCATCCTTTACAGATAAGAACTAGTTCTGGTGGTTCTGCTTTCACAACAGGAGTTACGGACAATTACAATAGCGTTACAGGCGTAACACAGTTTATTGTGCCACATGAGCCAAGTGACACTTCTTTAGTATATCAGTGCACGGTTCATAGTAGCATGGTTGGAAACATAACGATAGTTTAGCGACATGACATATACACTCGTTACATTAAAACAAGCTATACAAGATTACACTGAGAATGACGAAACCACGTTCGTCAATAATCTCAATAATTTTATTGAGAACGCAGAAGAAAAAATATTAAAGCTAATTGATCTTGATTACTTTCGTAAAAATGCTACGGCAACAATGACTTCTGGTAATAAGTTTTTATTACAACCGACTGATTATTTGGCTTCCTTTTCTTTGTCTTTTACAAATACGGCGACATCTGAACAAGTGTTTCTTGATCAAAAAGATGTGAATTATATTCAAGACTATTGGCCTAATCCTTCAAGCACAGGTGTGCCTCGATATTACGCACCTTTTGATGTAACTAATTTCATCATAGCTCCTACACCTAATCAAAATTACACTTGTGAACTGCACTATTTCTACAGACCAGCCTCAATAACTGGTGGCACGAACACTTGGCTGGGTGATAATGCCCCAGATTTGTTGTTGTATGGGTCATTAGTTGAGGCTTACATCTTTATGAAAGAAGACGTTAATTCGTTGAACATATACAAGCAACAGTTTCAAGAGGCTTTGTTAAGGCTTAAAAACTATGGGGAAGCCGTTGAAAATACGGATGCATACAGAACTGGTCTTGTAAGGATTGCAAAGACATGAATGTAGCAATAGTGGCTTTAGGCGGTTCTTCTCAAGAATATGTTATGACAAGGATCAACTCTCATAAGTTTGATGAGGTTTGGGGGATTAATAGCATAGGCGCCATATTTAACGTTGATAAAACGTTTATGATGGATCCAGCGTCTAGATTTTTAGATGGTATAAAGGCTGGAAAACAAACAGGAATAGCTCAAGAGTTTTTGCTAAAAACACCAAACAAGGGACCTATTTATTCTTGTTGCAAAGATGAAAGAGTTCCAGAAATAGAACTTTATCCTTTAGACAAAGTGGTCAAAAAGGCTGGACATGCATACTTCAACAATACCGTGGCGTATGCTTTAGCTTATGCGATATATGAAGAAGTTGAGTCTATCAACCTCTACGGCATTGATTTTAGTTACAAAGAAAACATAAATTTTGCAGAAGCAGGTCGAGCTTGCTGTGAGTTTTGGTGTGCTATAGCTTTGAGTAAAGGAATAAAGGTCAACGTTGCCAGTACGTCTGGTTTCATGGATACTAACGTTCCTGTGAATGAGAAGTTGTATGGATATCACAGGCTTGAAGATCCTTTGGTTCAAGTAATACAAGACGGTAAACTAATTGTTATGCCTGAATCAGAGTACGAAAAGGAACTTCAGGAAGAACTGCGTCCACCTGAACCGTTAGATGGCAAAGAACCTGTACTAATAGGAAAACATGACATACCAGGAGTGACATATGTTTAGTGTAAATGTCGGTGCTTCTCTTGGCGACATAAGCGTTGCGACTTCAGAAGAAGGAGGCTTGTCGTCTGATCAATTAGCAGAGATGGCTAGAAGAAAAATTATTTATGTATCACAGGACGCTCCACCGGCTGTACGAGAACAAGCTCAAGTGTTTTCTGAAAGAGTAGAGCAAGTGGTTAAACATTATGTAGACTTGGCTAGGGGTGAGGAGCGTGCTACCATATGCCAGATTTTGCGTAATGCAGGACACAAAGACATCGCCGAATATGTTAGGAGGCTATAATGGCAATAACACAGGCAATGTGTAGCTCTTTCAAGCAGGAACTGCTTGTAGGCACACACAATTTTACGAATGGTTCAGGTAACACCTTTAAGTTGGCCTTGTATGCAATTGGTGGCGGTGGCAAATCTGGTACGACTGCCACTTTGGGTGCTGCGACCACTGCTTTCACCACGACAGGTGAAGTAGCAAATAGTGGATCTTATGCTTCTGGTGGTGGTGCCTTGACAAATGTAACACCAACGTTAAGCAGCACTACCGCGTTAACTGATTTTGCTGATCTAAGTTTTACCACGGCAACAATAACTGCTAGGGGTGCTTTGATTCATAACTCATCAGCGTCTAACAAAGCTGTGGCCGTGCTTGATTTTGGATCAAACAAAAGCTCTAGTTCTGGTACATTTACTATTCAGTTCCCTACGGCAGACGCATCAAACGCTATCATTCGCATAGCTTAACGAGGTAGGTCGTGTCTATCATAGGTGGATGGGGCAGAGGCGCTTGGGGTGAAGGTGCTTGGGGTCAACCTGTACCTGTAGTTCTCACTGGTGTTTCTGCTACCACTGGTGTTGGAACGGTTCTCGCCGGAGGCGGCAGTATTGTAGGACCTGTCGGTGCCGTTGGCACCATAGGTTTTGGTGATGAACAAGTAACTACCACCGCTAACGTGGCTGTAACTGGTGTTACAGCAACTATTGCTACATCTACTCCTACAGCACCAGCCGCAGTCACTTTAACAGGGCTTTCTGCCACCGTTTCTACAACAACACCAACATTTGTGGGTGACGCGATTTTCAGTGTCACCGGTAATTCTGCATCCATCACAACAGGATCTCCAATTGT